CGTGAGGGTAGAGTTAGAACTGAATTAGAAGTATGGAAACCAGATGCTAATTTGGAGATTATCCGATGAACCAACGTGAAAAACTAAACAAGTTTCGTGGTAGAAATGGCCATGAAGATATTATCTTCTATTCATTTAAGAAGAGTGATATTGAGCACATCAATACTCATGAACTACACAGACTTGAACACAGTATTAAATCTATTAGGGAGTTTAACAATGAAATACCTGTTTATCTTTTTTGCGACGACACTTCTATTATTCCCCTTTATTTCGCTCTTGAGTACTCAGTAAGAGTTGAACCATTCCAAGAAGGTTTTGATCATGACATGCTTAATGCATGGTCAATACATCGATGGTATAATTTAAAGTATTTTAAACAAGAAGCTAATATACTATACGTCGATTCAGATACTATCTTTAATCATGATCCCAAGTATCTTTTTGATACTTATTGTGTTCATGATGTTTATGGTAGGGAGGAGTTTGGATTTAGAAATGATCCAAAGGTTAGTGGTGGAAAGAGAATAAGAGAACAGTTAGACTTAGTTGATGTTTGCATTTATGAACTAGGTGGTAAGGTAGAGATTTATAAGTATTGTCTTGGTGTAGTTCTAATGAATAATGTTCATCATAAGATAGTAGAGTCGTTAGATGACTTATCTGATTTGATGGAGAAGTTTAAGAAGAATCAAGTCTTGATGCCTCTTCCCAATAGAAGGATAGTTGATGAGTATGCAGTGTGGATTATATTCAGTCGTCTTGAGTTAACAAATGGGTTGTTTGGTATACAGGATGTCACTCAAGGTTACTTAGAGCACAAGCATCAAGAAACATTTAATCCTGTGGTGCTGCATTATACAACATTAAATGAACAAAAGTTTGCACGTTCTGACTCAAAGTATGCTAATCTTTTAAGAGATGCTGTTGCATTGGGTAAGGATATTGATCCTTATCATGAGTATGCAGATACTCAACACATTCCTCAAGAGTATCTTGAGTTAGTTGCCGAAGAACCTAAAAATGAAATGTCACATCAAGAAATGATTGATGCTGGATATGAAATGACTGGTGAAGGCATTTGGTGGCCAAAAGATGAATTTGTTTATGAGGATGACTAAACTATGGAGGGTATGGAAGTATGCGTTGGGTAGCTTCTCTGACGAAAAGACTAGACGATACGACAACTACATTGTTCTGGTACGTTCTATTATTTTCTTTTCTTATCTCATTACTAACTGTTTTATTATTGCGGGGGTGATTCGACATTGGAATTAAAAGATTGGTTAAACTCTATCAACTTTAATAAGGATGATTTGACTTCCGATGATCCAGATACTATTAAGGATTATCCTTCTTATATTGTGAATAGATGTCTCAGTGGGCATCTTGATACAGTGCTTTATGCAAACGAAATGAATAAGTATCCTAACCTTGATAAGGATATGCAATATCAATTTTTTCTAAATAGTCTGAGGAAACGGAAGAGATTCTCACCCTGGCTAAGAAAGGATAAAGTTGATAACCTTAATATCATACAGGCTTTAAGACTTCTGACTCAACAACAACTGGATTACATTAAAAAGCGACTTGACACTGGAGGAATGAGATGAGCACTGTGAAAGAGCCTGAGGTTAATTGGAATCAGGATATGATGGTAGAGGTTCAACTAGGTGAACCTGATGATTTTCTTAAAGTTAGAGAAACTCTTACTAGAATTGGTGTGGCTTCACGCAAGGAAAAGAAGTTATATCAGTCATGCCATATCTTACATAAACAAGGAAGATATTATATTGTTCACTTTAAAGAATTATTTGCGTTAGATGGGAAACACGCTAACCTTACTTCTAACGACGTTCAGCGTCGCAACCGTATTACTCAGTTGCTTTCTGATTGGGGTCTCATAGAAGTAGTGAATACAGATTCTATTGGTGACATTGCTCCATTGAATCAGATTAAAGTTCTTTCATTTAAAGAGAAGGATGAGTGGACTTTAGAAACCAAATATAACATAGGTAAGAAGAAAGTAGCAACAACCGAACCTGCTCCTAAGCGTGTAGTGTTATAATTAGTACTGTCGCCGTAAGGGACACAAACTAAACACTCGCTTATTTAAGGAGCTACTATTATGGGAAACCTAGCAAGGTACACCTCATCTGATCTTCCAGAGTTGATGGATAAGATCGTGAAGAATAGCATAGGAATCAATGATGATTACCTAGACAGATTTTTTAACGTAACACATACGTCCAATTACCCACCATTCAATTTAATTCAGATTAATAATGTCGAATCGAGGCTCGAAGTTGCACTTGCAGGGTTCAAGAAAGATGACGTTAAAGTCTATACGGAGTATGGAAAGTTACATGTCGAAGGCAAGCAGGAAGATAAGGAAACAGATGGAGAATTTGTCCACAAAGGATTGGCACAACGTTCCTTTGACAGACAATGGACGCTCGCAGACGATACGGAGGTTAGATCCGTCAGCTTTGACAATGGACTCCTTACCATCGAATTGGGAAAGATAGTACCAGAACATCATACTCGTCATGACTTTCTCTAAATAAAATTGTTCGAGATGGATCGGAGGGGTTGCAACCCCTCCTTTTTTATGTTATAATATTTTTGTTGGTTCGACGGGACTGACACGGGAGTGACTGAATAAACTTGCTGGCATAAGGCTAGTTAAGGTGATGAGACACAGGTGGTGCTGCACGTTGA